TTCATCATTTTTGAAATTGTATCTTTTGGGAATTACAATTTCATCACTTGATTCACGATAATAAGCTCTATCTCCACCCTTAATGAGAGTGTTGATTTCTTTTTCCCACTGGAATAATCTGTCATGAGCTTCTTTTACTCTGACATCTAATTCTCTGGGTTTTGCAGTAATAACTGCATCATCAATCATTTTTTCGAGCTTACGACTAGCTTCATCATCTAACCCACGAATGTCAGCGACATTGAATACTGGAACGCATTTGTAGCTCATATACTGAGCCTTTTTTGCATCTCCATTTTCGTCAAGCTCTTTCGTTTCAAATTCTCTCAAAAGTGGTTGGAGAATCCGTGCTGAACGTGACCCTTTTTTGGGTAAACAATTTATGGAGCGTGCTTGACCTGCTCCCATAAAAAGTGGCAAGTGCCAATTTCTTATAGAGCTTTGCAAGCATAAAAGAGCAGGATTTCCGCCCTGATATTCATGCCCAGTTAAGACGTTTCTAAAACCGCCTTTAACTGTCCATTCCTTCCGCCATAATTTCGTGTTACCTGATTCAATCGCTTGAATTAGTTCATTCACAATTAATTCTTCAGGATTGACCTGAGATTTTTTGCCATTCATGCGGCCATTCATTACTGTCATGATTTTTTAGGATAAATGAAAAATTTTAGGAAAAAGGGGAAAGTTAATTCCCCTCAAAAACTGTAAGACTCAACAACTTCTTCAAACATTAAGTCGAAATCTTTTTGAGATTCAGGCCTTAATTTTTTATAAGAAGTTCTTTTTGTCCTCCTGATGCTTTGTAACATCAGGTCAAGTTGAGAATCTGTAAGTTTAAAGACTCTCATTTGTTTTACTTGACTCATTCTTTTTTAACCCTCCATTTTTATATACATAGAAACCGATGGGGCCTCACCAAATAAAGGCCGCATAAAGTTTTTAAACTTCTCGGCTTTGTATTCTGCTAAGACTCTAAGCTCATCTTTTTCTAAAATGTCATAGCCTGATAATTCCAACTCATCAAAACACGCTCGGAGCGTGTCTTGATCTGTTGGTTCGTATTTTGAAAAATCAATTTTTTTGAAAAACATTTTAAGCTCCTAGTAAAGAATCCAAGTAAGACTGCTCAACCTTTTGAATAGTTGTTTTATCCTTGACCCAATCGAAATATTGTGTGATTTGTTTTTGGGTCGTTTTGCTGTGATTCTCTCGAGTCCTGATGCACTCGCCATTGTTGAAGTGAGCAGCAACGGGAGTCTCATAAGAGACTAGAATTTCTTTATCTGAGAATTTAAGGAGCGTTTTGTTCGCTCCTAGTTTTTTAATTTTCATTTTGTAAAAGCTGTAAAGTTTGTAAATTTTTTGATTGGATTTCATAGAGGGCATCAAATAAGATGCCCCCCATATAAATAGACCAACCAAGGGAAAAGAAAACGACTAAGAATTTAATCTTGTTCATTTTTGGTTAACTCCTGATAATCTGGATCGTAAGTGATTTCTACTTTTGGGAATAGATCGAAGGTTGCCCCCCAATCTATTCCTGCAAAGTAAATGTCAAATTCTGTTTCAGACATTAGAAAAACCTCCCAAGAATTGAAAGAATCCAATTTCTTTTTTTAATTACTTTGAAACTTGCTGGAATCGTGATCGCTCCAGATTCTCTTTTGGCAGGTTTCAACACTGTGAACTTTGGAAGCTCAACAGCCTTTACAACTTCAACTCTATGAAAATAAGGTTGCCTCTGGTTGAGTGTTTGACACACAGCCAAAGCTTGTTGTTGTGTTCTACGCTCGGCCACCAAATTCCACTTAGGGCTTTTGGTGCTGTAGTCAATTCCATTGAATTGAGTTACTTGATATGCGAAAGTCATAATTTAAAAATTAACTTTTGGATAAGTGAACAGTAAAAGAAAAGTATTACCTTTCCTCCGTAGGCTGGCCTATTGCTCAAGCTCTGTAGTTCCTCCAGAACTCCAAAGGTGCAAAGCAACTAAGGAAGGCTTAAGGGCTTCAGGGCTGCGAGTGGATCAGCCTAGAGAGAAAAGAAAAAAGTTTGTAGCTCTGTTCTCTGTAGGCTTAGACAGTTTCTATTTGGTGATGGGTCGGCGGCGGGAGATCTATTGCCTCAATCCCGTTGCTGTTGGTTGGCTCCCCATCTCAATCTGTGTTAGGGGCAAGTCCTCACCAGTTGGTGAGTATAGCGAGAGCCAACAGATCCGACTACACGTTATATAAATAATATTAGCGGCATGATGACATCAGCACAAGGCCAATTGTGCAACTATCTGAATTGTCACAATCCCTTCAGAATGGCGTCAGACAGGCGGAAAATCTGAAGGTGCTATCATACCTGAGTAAAATTTTGGCTTCTCTCAGCCGCTTCTAGGCCAGTCTGAGGCCATTTGGGGGGCGTGTTGCAGAAAAAAATTTTATATATACCCTGCCGAGGAACTTAAATATATATCCGTAATCTTCGTTACTAATAAAGATGTACTACTTTGTTTCTACTTTTATAGATAGTTCAGGTGCTTGAATATTAACTGTCTCTACTGACTCTCCAATAACCTTGCCTAATGAATCCAGGATCTGTGCTGCTGTCTGTAATTGACCTTTTGATACTGCCTTGTTAAATAATCTGACTCTCATTGCTTGAAGTCTTGGAAGCATATTTTCTCTATCTTTCTCCCAATCTTCGTTATTCCATTGCTTTACTCGACTCCAATCGCTCCAGGCTGAAGTTTCTGCGATGCCTTCAATCTTTGCGTGTTCTAAAACAAGCTGTCTTGTTGTTTTCCCTTCTAGTTGACGAGAATACAATCTTTGACTTCTAGCTTGGATATGCTCTTTTGTATTACAAGCAAACTTAGAACGTCTTTTTCTTTTTTCTTGTTGTTGTTTCTGTTCTTCTGGGATAAAACCAGACATAAAAGATTCAGCCACGGACTCAATCAGATAAGGTATTATTTGAATGATAACCTAGAAATATGAATTTAGGCTATAAAAAGGGGGTAATAGTTGAAAAATTTGTTATTTTTTAGTGTATGCCTGTAAAAACCGCACCAGAAATCAGCCTAAGATATGCCCAGGGTCAAGTTTTTAACTGCGAAAAACGATTTCGTGTTCTTGTAGCTGGTAGAAGATTTGGAAAATCATACTTATCCTGTATTGAATTGATTCGTGGAGCGATAAATCGACCAGGGGAGACATATTTTTACTGTGCACCAACATATCGCATGGCAAAAGACATTGCATGGAAGGAATTAAAGAGATTAGTACCTAAAATCTGGATAAAAAGCAAAAATGAAACAGATTTAAGGATTGAATTGATTAATGGGTCAACTATTGAGCTAAAAGGAACAGAAAATGCGATGGCTTTAAGAGGAAGAAGTCTTTCGGGGGTGGTTTTAGATGAAGCAGCGTTTATGGATCAAGATGTATGGGCAGAAGTTATAAGACCAGCTTTAGCAGATAAACAGGGGTGGGCGTTGTTTATTAGTACACCCGATGGAACTGCTAGTTGGTTTTATGATATGTGGTGTTTTTGCGGAGAAACTGATCGAGATGATTGGCAAAGGTGGAGTTTTACTACGATTGAAGGGGGTAATGTCGCTCCAGAAGAAGTCGAAGCAGCTAGAGGTCAATTAGATTCGAGGACATTCAGACAAGAATTTGAAGCTAGTTTTGAAAATCTTACTGGTTTAGTAGCGATCAGTTTTGATGATGACAATATTTCTAAGGAAGTGCAGGACTTACACATGATGCCTTTACTTATTGGATTGGACTTTAACGTAGACCCGATGGCAGGAATTTGTGCAGTGAAGCATAATGATTGTCTTTATGTATTTGATGAGATTATGCTGACGGGTGGAGCTACTACTTGGGATTTTGCAGAAGAAGTCACAAGGCGATATGGGGTAGATAGAAGAATTATTGCCTGTCCTGATCCTACTGGTAGTGCAAGAAAAACAAGTGGGGTAGGTGTTACAGACCATACGATTTTAAGAAGGTCTGGTTTTACTGTTATGAGTCCGAAAAGTCCGTGGAAGATTAGAGATAAGATTACTTCTGTTAATACTGCCTTGCTTGATGCAAATGGAGATCGAAGAACATTTATCCACCCAAGATGTAAAGAGTTAATAAAATCGCTTAGAACTCTTACTTACGCTCCAAATACAGGTATGCCAAATAAAAACCTGGGAGTTGACCATGCTTTTGATGCTTTCGGTTATTTATGTT